ACGAACAGTATCCTTATCCCGGTCGTTTCCGGAGTTCCACAACTGGCTGTTTAGCTTGCAGATAGGGCATGATTGTCCAATTGTAGTAAGACAATTATCAATTAACCAAGAATTTTCTGGCCCTTTAAATGCATGGTTATACATTTTTACCCAAGGAAGATCTTCACCATCAGGTGCAGGGAGAAAACGAATTACTGCTGAACCAATATCCCCCTTTCCGAGGCTTGGTTTCCAGAAGCGTTCATCGGTTCCTCCAGCACCACTAGTATTCATTTTTTCAACTTCTTTCACCAGTTTATCAGTGAGAGAACCAAGTTTAGATTGTTTTTTTAGAGATTCAAATGACATTTTAGTTTAATTTCGGATTTGGCCTTTATGACTTAGCTTAAGGGATTGTCTAGCCCATAAGATTATTCTACACTTCCTCTTCTAAAATGTCAAGTTGCTCTCTCATCATATCAATCAATCCTTTCATATTGTTAAAGATGATATTCATATCAACATTTGGTGGCATACCCATCATTGTTGCAGATTCAATAATTTTTTCTTTCATTTCAATTGCCTCAGGATCATCAGATAAACTCAGACGAGTATATAAGACTTTTTGTTTATTTAAAAGTTTTTCCAGAAGTGTAATATGAAACTTTTTTTCTTCAGTATTCATTGTAGGAAATGTAAAAACATTACAATAAATGTCTTCCTGCAACATTGCAATTTCAGCCATTTCTGCTCGGACTATATCTGAAGTAAAGAAACTCACATTACACACTCCTTCAAAATTGATTTGAATTTATTCCCATCAATATGTAGGAATGGAGAGTATTTTTGAATTCTCATAGATACAAATTCCCATACAGGATCTTGAAGTTTTTTATCAAACTCTTTTGTGTATTCAAGAATATTATTTAAAATAATCATTGTTTCTAATGATATTTTCTTTTGTAAAAATTCTTTTAAAATTTTTGGATGCTTATTGCCTTGAATACTAAACATCTCATCAAAGTTTTTTGAATTGAGAATACTTACTTCTTCCTTAAAGATATAAGAAAGTGATTGAGTTTTACGCATCCAGTTTGTATAATTTTCTTCTCCTTCTTTGATGATTTGGCCAATCCAAAGTGACTGAGGATCATCACAAGAAACAAAGTTGGCAACAAAAAAGTTAATAATTTCTTCATCACTCTTTTGGCGAGACAGTTTTTCAAAATAAAATCTATCGTTTCGTTTGTAGAAAGATTTAAGATTTGCTTTTACTTTTCCGTGATATGTGAAGTAATTATAATTATTATTGCAAAAATGATTCTTAAGAGCAAGATATTTTTGATAGGATTCAAATGGTTCCAATTTCAAAATACTAATTTTGCCTTAGAAGTTTTTCTGAGAAAGTTAAGTTCCATTGCTTCAAATTTAATCTTTTCTTTTAGTGGTTTTGAAAGTAGTTTAGGAACAGATTCTAGATCAATCTTATTGATTTCACAAAAAGTAATTATTGCATCAATATAAGAAACACTTTCTTTCACCACAAGTTTCTCAACTTCTTGAGCAAATCTTGAGGGACAGTAAAACTTTTCTTCTAATACTTTTTCTAATTCTTTATTGTAATCAGAAGTCATTAATTGGACAAGCGTAAGTGGCACAATAATTTAATTCACTTTTGTTCATTATAAACCTTTATTCCTTATATGTCAAGCGATATACTTTATTAATTTAAAAATACACAAGTTTTTAATATCATATGTCTTGTAATATTTGTAATTTCCACAGCATCTTTTATACATTCAAATACTTGATTATTATATAGTATTTTTTTTGCTCTTGGATTTTTTCCACCAGTTATACTTGGGTCAGTTATTCCTTTATTCCAAGGTTTTCTCCCCCTCATAGTTTGAGATTGTTTTATTTTGGATTCCTCACTATTCTTCCTACCTTTAAACCTAATACTTTGATTTTTTTTCCATTCTTCAGTATGATTCCTACCGTAGAATGAGTGATTTTTTCCTCCTCCATAATTAGGATTTTTTTCACCTTTCCAATTTTCTCTAAGTTTATCAATAATCTCTTCAGAAGGTTTTAATCCAATCGTAGAAAACTTATTTGAAGTTTGCTTTGCTTTGTTCGCAAAATGCGGATTTATATTTACCTCATAAAAATTATGAAGTAATATTTCCGCATTTAACATTTCCTCTTTACTAAAAAATGTTTTTATTATTATTTTTTGAGTTGGTTTAAATAATTTATCTCTATAAGAACCAAAATATTTTATATCTTTTTCAGGAAGACATTTACAAACTCTACTCCCAATATATCCTCTTCCAAATTCCTCAAAGGAATAGTAAACATAAAAGTACTTTTTCATTTTGCTTTATCGGGGTCGCATTGTTATTTAGGAGAGAACATTCTTGTTCCCTCCACCCGAAAAGCGCGACCCAAACAGGCATCATTATTTATGTAATTTGATTTAATTTATCATTAACAAATTTCTTAATATATTGAATAACCAATTTCATATATTTTGTCAGATCTTTTTCTTCATAAACTACACATTCACCATTCTCGCAAGTCATTATAATAACAAGTTTTTTAACCTGTATTCCAGTCATCTCATAAAGAGCCATTCCATAAAACATTGCTTGAACAAAATAACCTTCTAACCACCCTAATGGTTTCGGAGCTTTGGATGTTTTAAAATCAATAACTGCAAGTTCACCATCAAATTCTGCTATACAATCAGTCGTTCCAGCAACACCCAAAACCTCACTATAAAGAGCGCCCTCAAGGATATTAATTTTATTAATCCGGTTTAAATCTTTTTTTGCTAGTTTGAATAACATTTCAGAAATTGGTTGAACCTCTGACAGTTCTTCGTTTAGCAAATAACTCTCAATCAGAGTATGAGTATCAGTACCACGACTGGTTGCTCTTTTTGTGATTCTATTTGCTTCTTCTTCACCAACTTTTTTACGCCACTTTGCAAATTTCTCTTTGCTGTAATGACTAATCACAGAGGTAATAGAAACTAGTTTTTTATTTTCTCCGCCAATGTTGTAATAACGAACTCCATCTATACTCTCCCTTGAAAGTTTTGGGAGTTTCAAATCAATATGTGTAAACATTTTATTATAGTCCTAATGTATCTTTTGCAATTAAGAATTGTTTAACTAATCCGGAACGGACAACATCTTCAATACCAAATTCAGTAATATTAAACGAAGGCATAATTCTCAAAATTCTCATAAAATCAATAATACCATTTCTTTCATTAGTTTTAATCAAATCCGATTGTGAGGCATCACCACAAAACATAATCTTACAATTTTCACCGACACGAGTAATAATAGAACTTAATTCGTGAAAATTTGCGTTTTGAAATTCATCAACGATTAATATACAATTATCAAAAGTAGTACCTCTCAAAAATGATGTGCTCCAAAAAGGAATAGTACCTTGAGTTTTCAAATTACCATAAAGCATTTCAAAATCTTCATCAGAAGGAAGTTGAAACATATATTTTACCATATTCTTATATGGTATTTCAAAGAGAGCACTCTTATCTTCGTGATTACCTGGAAGAAAACCAATTTCACGAGTTTGAACTAAAGACCTAATGATGTAAATTTTATCATAAGGACTTCTTTCATCAAGAACATCTTTCAGTGCATTGTAAAGTACAATAAAAGTTTTACCGGTTCCCGAAGATCCATAAGCAACAATGTGCTTACCTTCATCATAAGATTCAAATAGTTTTCCTTGATTATCTGTTAGAGGTTGAATATCTAAAAGTAAATCCGTGTTTATTGGTTTCCTACGCTTCATATGTTTCGTAGTCATAGGAACGCCACCAACAGACTGAGTATCCTGAGTAGTTCTTTTTCTTCTTGCCATTTTAGATTTTCTTTACAAGTGACTTAGGTGCCTTAGAAGCTTTATCTAAAACTTCGTTCCATCCAGGGTGCTTTTTAATTAACTTATCTTTCCATTCTCCGGTCTCAGCAGGACTTGCACAACCTTCTGACCAATCTCTTTTCCACTCCGGATTATCCTTATACCATTGAGTAATCTCATGAACACTCATTTCAATTACTTTTTTTTCTCCAGTTTCTTTATGAACTATTGGATATATCGCCAAAATTTACACCTCTATTATGTTGTGATTATTTATTCTAATGTTATTGAAGGTGCATCATCACACTCAATGCAATCAATACACTCATCAATATCAGGATTTCCCTTAAGAAAATTTTGGAAATCCTGTTCACTAAGAAGAACTTTAAATACATGACCAGTAAGATGATCTTTTACACACCAAGTTTTCATAATACCTCAGGGACTTAATCGTGCTTTATGTAAACGTTTTTCCTCATAATAACCAAAGATTTCCGGAACCCATTCTCTCATTACTGACACCATCCCTTCACTTAATGCCTGAATTTCAACTTGAGCATCTAACTTTGCCCTTAAGTCCAGAAAGTGTAGACCAGAACGAAGAGAGAATGTAACCACAAAGTTCTGGCGAATATTTTGAGGAAGATAGTCTCTCAAATGTTCTTCTGCCATACCCCGAGTATTATAACCCTCCGCATACCTCTCAGATGCCGCCAGACAGAACTTTAACTGCCTTTCGTAGTCACTCCTCGTCCATTCATACTTGTGCCCTTTACGGTCAAGGTAGAGACCTTCTGGACGCACATAGAAAACATCTTCGGGTTTAAGTTCTCCGGTCGCAACCTTTAATACACGACGACCAGTATATCTTTGCGATTGGCAATTATGAACCACAATTCCGTCGCAAACAAAATTGTGATACTTACCATTAACTTCAATATCATAAGTGATGTCGGAACGAAGAAATTCAATTGAGACAATAGATACAAAATGAGTTCTTAAAGATTTGTGCTCTTTAGTATGGCAACTGGAACATAATACTTCATAATTTTCAGTATCATATGCCAGAGCAATGTCATTCTTCACTGGAGTTTTATGATGACAGTGTAAGTTTGTTGTAGATTCACAATTAGAGCAAATTTCACCATAATGCTCTAGAATTTTTTTTCGGTTATATCGTTGCCAATTATATACTCTATTTTCAGTGTCATCTGGATATTTTCTACTTGGATGCCCAATTTCTTTAATTTTTTCATGTGCCTTAGAAATATTTTTAATTGCGTTTACTTTCCGCAATTGATTTTGTTCCTCAGTAAAGTGAGATGTATCTAATTTTTTACCTCTATTATGGTCTTTTTTAATCTCCCAAGTTAATCCAAATTCATATGCATATTTTTTGATTACTTCATAAGATACACCCAAATCCATAGCAATTTGCTTTGGATTTTTAGTTTTTAGTTCAGAAGACAACCAAATAGGATTGGTATATTTTTCTCTAGCATCTTGAATTGACGATAAAGATACTCCATTACACGCAACTTTATTTCCTACAGAAAGATCTTTAAGTCTTTGCCACCCATCTTCAGTATAAATTCGGTGGTCAAGAGAACACTTGAGTTTTTTGCCATCCTCTAAAGTGACAAGATATAATTCTTTTTTAGGATTCTTGAATACTTTCCCAATCTCAGCATAATCAAAATATCCACGATCTTCATTAAGATTCCTAACTAAAGGTAATTTTTCTCCGCGACTATACATTTCATAAAGTTCAGAAATAGTTTTAGTTTTTACTTTTCTTCCTTTTTTTATAGTAATGATACTTTCGCCAGCAAGGCAATCAAAACTTACTCCAATACGATGAGTTCTTGCCTGAACCATTACATTATGAACAAACCCAACACAATCCAAAGTAATGGAAGGATGCTCTAATGGCCCCCAGTGCCCTCTTTCGTTCGCAAGTAGTTGCTCTACTGCCCACTCACCACATTCTTTCTCCTTTGGAGGAAACTTGGTGTGAATTGGTTCTTCACTATAATCATTTTTACCTGCTTGCCATACAAGAGTTTGTGGAAGTTGTGTCTGCCGGATCATCACAACCCGCATACGATGATCCAGTTCCAGAAGGTCTTTTGCTTTAATTGGTTTCATTAGTTTGGTGCCTCCCAAGTATTCTTTTCTTCTTTGCGAAGTTTTTTCAATTCCTTATACATTTCTTTGATTTCTTGATATGCTTGTTCTGGAGTAATTTTATTAGCAAGCTCAAGACCTGCTACGAGAGCACACTTATCTCCAAATCGTGCCAATGCTCTTTCATAAGGCGTAATGTCTTCATACATCTTCTTCGTCCCCAGTATAGTATTCGTCCACATCATCTAGATATGGAACAATATTTTGATAAGAAACTTCGGGAAAATCATTAAGTTCTTCTTTTAAAGATTGAACTAAAAGATCCAAATTTCTTACGATCAGTTTTAATCTCTCTGCATTCATTTTTTATAAGGTATATTTGCCATTCTACACAAAAAAGAAATAGAAGTCAATACCTCTTTATCGTTGAATGTAATTCAGTTTATATTCAATTGGTCTAAGTTGCTCTATTATTACATCACATCCAATCTTTGGATTCGCCAATCCACAAGTAAAAATATCTGCTGATGCCTTATGTTCCTCAGGCCAGGTATGAATACTAATATGACTTTCAGAAAGTAAGCAAATAATAGTAACACCTTGAGGATCAAACTTATGAAAAACCGTTTTTAGTACTGTTGCACCAGAAACAACAGCCGCGCTTTCCATCAAATCAATAAGAAAGTGTTCGTCATTCAAAAGAACAGACGAACACCCATAAAGATTCAGTAAAAAATGCTTACCCATTTATTCAATTGGATTATCGTAATATTCACTTAAAAGTTCCGACACAACTTTTTCTGTCCCATCAATTTTATTCACTTCATATAAAGAAGATTTCATATATTTTTTAATTTTTTTATATTTCTTTAGTAGTTTATCAACTTCATTAGAATTGATTTCTACTTTTAACTTATTATTAAATCCTTCACTCATTTTTTTCTCTTTCCATCAGGTGGTTTATATCCCCATACTTTGGGAGAAACTCTTCCATACCCAAAATCAATTTTTTGAACTGATCCGGGGCCAAATTTATCATAATACAAATCAAATACTTTTACTCTTTTGCCGCGGCATAAGTCCATGTAAGTTTGATTTTCTATACGATAGAAAATTAAATAAGCATCACTGGGC